AGCCTGCATCATGGAAGCACAGGAAAAATTGGATCAGGCTGAAAATTTTATTACTCTCTGCAATATCATCACATCCTTAAAAGCATTGGAGGGATTCCGGTATGCCAAAGCGGCAGCAGGGTATCTTCTGGAACATTATTCTGAGAGCGTGGCAGCTTCAGAAAAGCAGAATATCCAGGAGACCTACCGGGAGCTCAGTGAAAAATGGGGAATTGAAATGGAATTTGAAGTCCCGGAATTAAACAAAGAAATGGGATTCGATGAAGTAGACTGGATGGAAAATTACATAGGGCTGCATATTCCCTATTCTGTTTACGAAAAGATCTGGAATGATTCCCGGAACATCCAGTCCGTATATACACAGCTTGCAGTGATCTGGGAGCTGTGTGAAGAGTTTGGTTTTGCAAAACATAAATCCGGATCCGGGAATATGCTGGACAAGTTTATGCATGGAACAAAAGCAAAGTATGACCAGATCGACCAGATGAAACATGGAGCCCGGGACACTATGAAACTGCTGAAAGAAAAATACGATATCGATATCGGATGGACGGAAAAGACCGAAGAAACCATAAGGAGGTTTGATCTATGAATGCTAGGCAGAAAAAGAAGCAGTTTAAGAAAATTCACGGGGAGAATCCGCCAAAGTGGATGGAATTATGCGGGGAACGCCTTCGGCTCCAGACGCCGAAGCTGATCCGGCAGCAGGAGACAGGGAACCTGAAAGTATTTGTTAAAGCTATGACAGAGAGGAGAAAGAAATGCAGGAAGAGAAACTGGTAGAGCTTTTGGATGAGTTAATGAGTACGGCTTGCGATAACTGCAAAAAAATAGAGGGAGTATCCCAGGAGAAAGCGGAAGAGATCTGTGCGGGATGCCCTGCAGGAGATCACCTTTGTGCGATCCTGAATGAAAACAACCGGTATTCCCAAATTGTACTCTGCGGCGAATGCGAATATTATCGCGAAGACGATGACTGCCAGGGAAATGAATTTGCTTACTGCCGGCTAAACAATGGGCTTGATGAAAGTATCAATCCGAATGACGGCTGCAGCAGAGGAAAAAGAAAAGGGTGCAACTAAAATCCATATATATCACACAAATACCAAGGGGCGGTTATCCGCCCCGGAAAGGAGACTATGGACCAGACAGGACTATTATTTCCTAAGACACCAGCGAAAAAGAAGAAAAAACGCCATAAACCAAGTATTTTACAAGATAAGAATCATACCTGTTATCTCTGTATCTTGTTGAATGGAGATCATCATAAACACAGAACTCTCCATGAACATCATATTTTCGGAGGCCCGAACCGGATCCACTCAGAAGAGGAGGGGTTAAAAGTTTATCTTTGCCCGGAACACCACCTGACAGGACCGGCGGCAGTCCACAGATGCCAGGAGACGCAAAACATCCTGCATCAGATCGGGCAGCAGGAATTTGAAAAGACACATACCAGAGAAGAATTTAGAAAAATATTCGGAAGGAGTTATCTATGAATGTAAAAATATGGCCCAGAAGCCAGAAAGAAACCGGCGGATACGCATGTATGCCTTTAAAGGGCAATATCCCACAGGGCAAGAAAGGATGGAAATTAACCACCTGCCCGGAATGCGGAGAAGCGTGTTGGGAAACGCCGCTGCTTCGGAGTATCAAACAGTCAGACCAAACATTAAAGGCACTTTGCACATTTTGCGCAATAAAGAAAGGAGCAAATTAAGATGGATAAAACCTGTACAACCTGTATAGACAACGACAACGGCCTCTGTGACCGCAAAGGTATCCTGATCCATGAGGACGATACCTGCGATCAGCACAGAGAGGACTGGAGGCAGAGGATGCTGAAGAAGTTTGATAGGAGGGATTGAAGAATGAGAGTAAATCAAGAAGAAAAGGCAGATAGATATGGGATATTCCCACATATTCGTGTATCTGGAAAAGATGCAAACCCTCAAAATATTCATGAGTGGCTTTACAACAATATTGGGAGTGGGTACAAATTCGTAATGGTATTTGACTGTATGCCAGAAGAACATGGCGAATATGAAAAAGAATACCCGATTTACCACATGGACGCAATTGACGAAGAAATCATGGAATATATAGGTGTAGAACGAGTTAAACAGTGGCTTAAACGAAAAGGAGTGATTTGACATGAACGTATTAGAGAAGATTCTGGAAGAGATAAAAGACAATGCCAAACTTGGAAATATGCACTGGGAAAACATAAGGATTGAAAAAGTAGAGGAAATCATCCGTTCCCACATGAATGAAGTTACGAATATGTCTGGAAAAAGATTAATCGATGCAAACGCACTCGACGATGAAGTAATGAAATTTTTTCTTGCTATGACAGGAAATCCGAAACCGACAACAGTCGTTAGAGAATGTAAGGAATCGTTCAGAAGAATAATTGATGAGCAGCCGACAATATATGCGGATGATGGCTGGATTCCGGTCAATGAGCGGTTGCCGGAAGTTCCGGAAGGAACAGAGGATGTTTACTGTCCAGAGTTTAACGTCACAATAAAAGACGCTAGCAAAGCCGCAACATTAAAATACGCCCCAGATGGAACGTGGTTTGATGATTCAGGGGAAGTCTACAATGTGATGGCATGGAAGCCACTTCCGGAACCATACAGACCAGAGGAGGTGGAAGAATGATTTTATTTTGTCCAGACTTAGTTGGAAAAGAAGAAGTGAAAGCAGCATTTGTTGGACATGGGGATTTTGTAAGGCCGGTGCTAAATCCATGCATCAAAGAAGAATGTGTAGCTTATAAGGATGGAAAGTGCATGAAGTATGGTAATAATGTTGAGGTGGAAGAAAATGACCAAAGACTGTAACGGCTGCTTTGGGGCAGCAGGAGACGATTGCCAGAAATGCCAGGAAGAAGCTGAGAAAAGCCAGAAGGAAGAGACTCAGGAATTATTTGAGGAGGTGCAGCATGTACAAAAACAGTGAAGGATACCCTGATCAGACACAGGGAGATGCTATAAATGGTGTCAGAAGAGAAGAACGGCAGCAAGCCCTGGAACGTAAACACGGGTACAGCCGTGGGCAGAAAATTGTAGTCGAAGCAAAAGTGCGGGAAGATAAAGGCAGCAGACGCATTTTTGCGAATAAGAAGATTACATATACAGTAAAACAACTATTCCCGTATTGTATTCTTCTGGAGGACAAGCATGGAATCAGAATCTGTCCAAGCTATGCCAGACTGGAAGCAATGATACGCGGATCAGAAGAGGATTAAATAATTCAGGAGGAGACAATGGACGAAAAAGAACTGACAGAAAATGAAAAGAAAAAAGAATATCTGAAATCGTATAGGAAAGCACTAAGAAGAGAACAGCGTATTCTTGACGAGATCCAGTGTCTCCGCCTGGATAAAATGTTTCCTTCCATTGTTCAGGATGGGATGCCGCACGGCAGCAGCCAGGAGGATTTATCTGGATACGCAGCGACCTTAGATGAGATGATCGAAGATCTGAAAAAAGAACGTCTGGAAAAGGTCAAGATACGAAAAAAGATAGATCGGAGCATCCGGAACCTGGAGGACGGGGACGAACAGGAAGTACTGAGGTTAAGGTACATAAGCGGCTTAAAGTGGGAAGAAGTAGCGGTGGAAATAGGATACAGTTGGAAACAAACACATAGAATCCATTCATCAGCATTAAAAAACTTAAAGATGACATAGAATGACACACTCACCTTATGATATAGTGTAAATGGAATTTGATGAACAAAAATCATTAATTCCTCTATCTCACGGCAGTCAGTTTCATAGCCTGGCTGCCTGAAGCAAAGGCATCTGGCAGCAGTCAGGTGTCTTTTTTGATGAGAATATCTTATGAATAACAGCATAAAAGCTATTGACATATGGTGTACCATATGATATTATATACTTGTAAGGAGGTGAATGACAGATGAGCAACAGAAACCGGAAACGACCGGTAAAAGAAAAGCCCGAAAGCAACTTCAAGACTTGGCTGGTCGGAGCGCTTACGGACTTAACAATTGGAATCATCTTACTGATTCTTGACAGGCTATTAAATTAGCCGGGAGGGGCGAAAGCCCTTCCTCTAAAACAAATATAACACAATCGCTCATCTGTGTAAAGGTATGTTGTGGAAACTGGGTATATTCTTTATAGCAATCGGCCTGGTGAAGCTGGCATATTATTTTATCCTAAAAAGGAGGAATCAGAATGCCAATAGGTAAACCAAGCAGACAGACCATTGCAACAGAGAAGTATATGAAAAAAGCCGGCTGGATATCAAAAAGCTATAAAATAAAGCAGGAGATTGCAGAGGCTTATGCAGAAGCCTGCAAGGCAGCAGGTGTCAGTCAGGCGGGACAATTAATGAACATGATGAAGGAGTTTACCGATCAGGTGAACAGTGAGCACTCGGAATAATCCGGGTGCTTTTCTGTTACTAAATGGAGAAAATATGTTTGATTATTACGGTGCAAAATGGAAAAAGAAAAGAAAAAGAATTCTGCGCATGGATGGGTATAAATGCAGAGTATCGTGGATGTATGGAAGGACAGAAGAAGCAAATACAGTACATCATATCTATCCAGCGGATGAATATCCTCAGTGGGCCTGGGAGGATTGGAACCTGATTAGCGTGAGCCTAGCTACACACAACAAATTGGAAAATAGAAAGACCGGGGAACTGACAGAAGAAGGATTAAGATTGCAGAGGATGATAAACCCCGGAACAGATTGGAGGAAACGAAATGAACCATCCGGAAATCATGGCAGCGAAGATGATATGTAAAAGTATAGATGCATTAACAAGAGAAATTTATCTTCTGAGGAAAAGTGTGGAAGAGAAAGCACAACCAAAACAGGAAGAAAAGGAAGATCAGATCCCCCCCCTGGGTGTGGAAAATGAGAAAAAATTTTTTGCTACTGGTAGGGGGTAGGGGTTTCCAACTCTAAGATAAATTTGAGAAAAGGGGGTAAACGGCATAGAAAGTGCAAAATCAAGGAAAGCAAAAACAACCAGATTATATAACAAAACTGTTGAAAACATGCAGAAGATCGGGACTTTCAAGCCTGAGTTTGAAGCCCCTGTAAAGCGGTATGCAGAATTAAGTATACAGTATGAAATTTTAAATGATAAATGGTATGAAAACGGCTGTGAAATTACGGAAGAATATACGAATAAATCCGGGGCAACCAATCAAAGAAAAACGGCGCTTTATATGGCGCTGGAAAATCTGAGAAAAGAGCTGATGGATATGGAGAATGTTTTTGGGCTGACTCCAAAAGGGCTGCGGCAGATCAGGGCGAAAGGACTTGAGCAAAAGAAAAGCAGCGCACTGGATAAAGCACTGGAGAAATTAAATGAGTAAATATAAGAACTGGGATATCGTTTTTGATTATGCCAGGGACTGTATTTCCGGGAAGCGGATTGCGAATAAGTATCGGATCAAAGCATGTGAGAGGTTTCTGGAAGACTATGAAAGCGGGAGATATGACTTTGATCCGAAAGACGCGGAATTTGTAATCCGCATTATAGAAAATACCATATGTCACCAGCAGGGAGAGGACAAAGAGGGAACACCTTTGAGGGGGACACCGTTTCTTCTTATGCCGTTCCATAAATTTATCATTTATAATATTTTAGGATTTTACAATAAAGGCACCAGGATCAAAAGATACCATGAGTGTCTTATTTTTATACCGAGAAAAAATGTAAAAACCAGTTTTGCCGGCGCATTATCGTATGCTCTGGGGCTTCTGTATCGGATGTCGGGAACAAAGATTTATGTAGTGGCAGCGGCACAGAAGCAGACACTGGAAACTTTTGGATTTGTCACATACAACATTAAGCATATGGGGGAGTGGGATGAGGATGGAGGGCATTTCCATATCATAGATAACAATAACGAACATTCGGTAAAAGCTGAAATCAGCGGGGGTCTGATTGAGTTGAATGCCATGGCAGCAAATCCGGATGTACAGGATTCCTTTAACTGCAATATTGCTATTGCAGATGAAATCCATGCGTTTAAAAAGCCGAAGCAGTATACGCTGTTTAAAGAGGCTATGAAGGCATACAGAAACAAATTGATGATAGGTATTTCCACGGCAGGAGACGATCCTAACGGATTCCTGGCGCAGCAGGTAGAGTATGGAAAAAAAGTTCTGGATAAACAGATTGAAAACGAACAGTATTTTTTCTTTATCTGTGAGGCGGATCCGGTAAAAAATGAAGAAGGAAAGGAATACATAGATTATACCAATCCTGTAACACATGAGATGGCGAATCCGGCCTACGGAGAATCAGTACAGCCGGAAGAGTTGATGGAAGAAGCAAAGCAGGCCCAGGATAATCCACAGCTTAGAAAAGAATTTTTTGCAAAATCCCTGAATGTGTTCACAAGTGCCATGGAAGCGTATTTTGATATGTCTGTGGTGCGGTCTTCGGATGAAAAGTATAACTGGACACTGGAAGAACTGGCAAAGCTGCCGATTAAGTGGTATGGAGGTGCGGATCTGTCGAAGATGCATGACCTGACAGGAACGGCGCTTCATGGGCGGTATAAAGATGTGGACATATCTATCACACATGCTTTTATGCCGGTTGTGCAGGCAAACCTGAAAGCAGATGAAGATCATATCCCGTTTTTCTGGTGGGAAGAAATGGGATGGCTGACGTTATGCAATGGCGGTGTGATTGATTATGAAGAACCTGTAAAGTGGTTCTTAAAAATGAAAGCCATGGGGTTCAAAATCAAGTGGGTGGGATATGACCGTAGATACAGCCGGGAATTCATACTGAAGATGAAAAAAGCCGGATTTAAGGTTATGGATCAGTCACAGAGATATGTAGAAAAAACAGAAGCTTTTCGCGAGGCGGAGAAACAGTATATCGCACAGAAATTTTATTACTGTCATAACCGGGCTTACGAATACTGCATAGAGAATGTAAAAGCTGTAGAGGATTCCGATGATTTTGTCCGGTTCGAAAAAATACAGCCAAATCTGAGGATTGACCTTTTTGATGCGGATATCATTGCGATTAAACAGATGATGAAGGATCTGGAGAAAATGCAGAGAACAGAAAGCTGGTTTGGTGTGGGAAAGAAGGGAAATGAAAATGAGTAAGAAAAAGAACAATAAAAAGAAAACAAGGGCAGAACCTAAGGGGACTGCATGGCTGGTATCAGATGAAGCATACCAAACCCTGTGCTGCGCAAATTACACACGGCTCAGCGATAATCCGGAAATACAGGCAGCGGTCAATAAGATCTGCGATCTGATCTCATCTATGACAATACATCAGATGCAGAACACAGAAAATGGAGATATAAGGATAAAAGATGGAATTTCCCGTATGGTAGATATCACTCCGAATCCATATATGACCAGAAAGACATTTGTTTCTGCCATTGTAAGAACTCTTCTTCTGGAAGGTGACGGAAACAGTGTGGTAATACCGAAAACAAAAAACGGATATCTGTATAGTTTAAATCCGGTTCCGCCTGGATATGTGTCGTTTGTACCGGATGCAGCAGGATACGGATATCACATTTCAATCCATGGACAATCCTGTGATCCGGATGAAATCCTGCATTTTGTTATCAATCCCTCTGTGGAATACCCGTGGAAAGGAACGGGATACCGGGCGGCTTTAAAAGATATTGCCAAGAATCTGAAGCAGGCATCTGAAACCAAAAAAGGGTTTATGGAAAGTAAATGGAAACCTCCGGTGATTGTAAAGGTGGATTCTACAGCGGATGAGATCGCAAATCCGGAAGGAAGAAGCAATATCTTGAAAGAATATATAGAAACCACCAATGCCGGGGAACCGTGGGTAATTCCTGCGGATACGATTGAAGTAACCAGTATCAAACCTCTCAGCCTGAACGATCTGGCGCTTTCGGATGGAGTAACATTGGATAAAAAGACTGTGGCAGCGATTCTTGATGTTCCGGCTTTTTTGGTGGGGGCAGGCGATTACAAAGAATCAGAATGGAACAATTTTATCAATACCAGGATCCGCCCACTCTGCAATGCCCTGGAACAGGAACTGACCAGAAAAATCCTGATCAGTACAGAACGGTACTTTAAATTTAATGTACGAAGTCTGTACAGCTACGATATTGAAAAACTGGCAAATGTAGGATGCAATCTTTATACCAGAGGGATCATGAGCGGAAATGAAGTAAGGGACTGGACAGGGCAGTCCCCAAAAGAAGGACTGGATGAACTGATTATTCTGGAAAATTATATCCCTCAGGGAATGATCGGAGATCAGAAAAAACTGGAACAGAAGGGAGGGGGAGAAAATGAATGAAAATAAAAGAACTTTCTATCAGACCAGAAGTGCGCATTCCGCATTTGAAACCAGGGCAGAGGAAAATGGAAAAAAATATATCAGCGGATATTTTGCAGTGTTTAATTCGGAGTACGAGATATGGCCGGGAGCGGTGGAAACAGTAGCAGACACTGCTTTTGACGAAGCTCTTTCGGATGATATCCGTTGTCTGATCGACCATGAGACAAGACTGGTACTGGGAAGAAATAAAGCAAATACCCTGACGCTAAAAGCGGATTCCAGAGGTCTGTGGGGAGAAGTGGAAATTAATGAAAATGATCAGGATGCCGTGAATCTGTATGAAAGGGTTAAGCGGGGGGATGTAGACCAGTGCAGTTTTGGGTTTGATATTCTGGATGAAGAATTTGAGGACCGTGGAGATACCGTAAAGTGGACAATTAAGAAAGTGAAACTATATGAAGTTTCCGTAGTTACTTTTCCGGCCTATGAAGATACTTCTGTAAGCGCAAGAAAACGGCAGTTGGGTGAAATGAAAAAACGCAGTATTGAGGCATGGAAGCATAAGACACTGAAAAAACTGAAAGGAGAAGCATAATGGCTTTAAAAGTATTATTACTCAGAAATAAACTGGATTCCAGAAAGAAAAAACTGGATGAATTAAGAGAAAAGGAACAGGAATTTGAAAAACGGGAAGCAGAATTAGAAACTGCCATTGAAGAAATGACAGAAGAGACACCAGAGGAAGAACGGGATGTGGTGGAACAGCAGGCAGAACAGTTCCAGACGGAAAAAGATACCTATGAAAAAGAAAAAAAGGATCTGGAAACTGAAATTGCTGGTATTGAAGAAGAAATCCGGACAGAAGAGGAAAAACAGCCCAAACCGGAAAAGAAAGAAAAAAGAGAAAAAGGAGAAGGAAAAATGGAAACAAGAAGAATGGAACATGGCGTATTTTTCGGTATGAACATGCAGGAAAGAGATGCCATGATGGCAAGGGAAGACGTAAAAGGGTTCATGGAACAGGTACGTGAATGTATTAAAAACAAAAGAGCACTTACGAATGTAGGGCTTACTATTCCGGATATTATGCTGCCGATAATCCGCCAGGTGGCAACAGAAAGTTCGAAGCTGATGAAATATGTAACAGTAAGACCGGTGAGCGGAACATCCAGGCAGAATATCATGGGAGAAATTCCGGAAGCCATCTGGGATGAAATGTGCGCTTCCATTAAAGAACTGGATCTTGCTTTCTATAACATGGAAATGGATGGATACAAAGTATCCGGTTATTTTGCGGTATGTAATTCTGTTTTAGAAGATTCTGACGTATCTCTTGCAGCGGAATTGATCAATGCGTTGGGAAAGGCAATTGGAAAAGCAATCGACAAAGCGATTCTTTATGGAAAAAATGTAAAAATGCCAATGGGAATTGTAACCTCTCTTTTAGCAACGGAGGCGCCAGACGGATATCCTGCTACTGGAAGAAAATGGGAGGATCTCAGCACTACCCATGTCATTACCGGAAAACAGACATCCGGCGTGAAACTGTTCCAGGAAATTGTAACGGAATCGGGAGTGATTGACAATGACTATGACACAGAAGAGATTGTGTGGGTTATGAATAAGAAAACCCATACAAAATTAGTTGCAGAATCCATGGGAGTGAACTCTGCAGCAGCCATTACTGCAGGAATGAACAATTCAATGCCGGTAATTGGCGGAGCAATTGTGGAATTAAAATATATTCCGGATGATACGATTATTTTTGGATATTTTAAAAATTATGTATTAGCGGAACGCGCCGGAACAAAAATTTCACAGTCCGAACATGTGCGCTTTCTGGAAGACCAGACGGTGTTTAAGGGAACTGCAAGATACGATGGAGATCTTGCCATCCGTGAGGCTTTTGCTGTATTTGGTATTGGAAAAGCTCCTACAACAGACGCACCGGAATTTGCAGGAGAGTAATGGATATATAAGCGCAGGAGGAAACTGTCATGAGGGATGAGGACAGACTTGAGATTCTGAAAAAAGATTTACAGATGCTTACATCCAGTAATGATGAATATCTTGAGATTCTTCTGAAACAAAGCAAAGCAGCAATCACAAGAGAAGGGATTGACCTTGAGATAGGAATAGAGGGGGATATGGCTGTGATACAATACGCAGCCTATCTCTTTCGAAAGCGCTCTGGACAGGACACTTCCATGCCCAGGTATCTGCGCCTCCAGCTGAATAACCTGAAGATCAGCCAGAAAGGGAAAGGAAAAATGAAATGACATTTGACGATGGAATCCTGACTGTGTACCGAACAGAAAATACTGCACAACCTGGAAAAAAACCTGTACAGAGATTAAAGGTTAAAGGACGGCATTATTTTAATTACGGAGAACTGGGATACAACAGAATCTACAGGGCAAAGCAGGCGGGGCAGCAGGTTGAGGCGGTGGTAAATATCCCAGGATGGGAAGATATTCAGATGACAGATGTATGTGTGATGGAAAACGGAGATCAGTTCCGGATCCTTACAAGACAACCTACTCTGGATGAAAACGGACTGAGAATTACCAGACTGTCACTGGAAAGGATTGGTGAGAAATATGCTGTCTAAATTAAAGGTGATACCGGAAGCGTTGTTGACAGTGACCACAAATGTAGGACATTACGAAGCAATGGATAAAACAGACCGCTATATTGTGTGGGCGGAAGATTCAGAGGGAAGTTCTGTGGAAGGTGATAACCGTAAAACTCTCCAGACTGTTCAGGGGACAATTGATTATTATACCAGAAATGAAGAGGATGAGAATGTAGAAAAGATACAGGAAGCATTAAAAACTGCCTGTATTTCTTTTTATCTGAATTCTGTACAGTATGAAAATCTGGATGAGGGAGGAAGCGGATTCATCCATTATGAATGGGTCTGGGAGGTGGCGTAGATGGCAAAGATCAGCTTTTCCGGGATTGATGAATACGCAAAGGTTTTAGATGTTCTTGATAAAGAGAGCGATGAAATTCTGAAGAGCGCCGTTTATAAAGGTGCCGCCCTGGTTGCAGATGAAATTAAACAGGAAATAAAGAATCTGCCTGTAGAGGAAGGAAAAAACGGTCTTGCGCCGGTCGGAACCCCGGAACATAAACTGACCGGAGTAACCAGAAGGCAAAAAGCGGATCTGATTGATTCTTTCGGTCTTGCCCCGATTGAGAATGACGATGGTTATATTCAGACGAAAGCAGGCGTGGATGGATATGGCAGTGTAAAAACTGAAACATATCCTAAAGGTGTGCCGAATGTGATGTTGATGCGCAGCATCGAAAGCGGGACATCGTTCAGGGAAAAGAAGCCTATTTTCAGAAAAGCAACAAACAGGGCGAGAAAGAGGGCACAACAGCAAATGGAAAAGGAAATAGACGACCAGTTAAAACGAATGTTTAGGAGATAAAGGAGAAAAGATATGGCAATTAAAGGTCTGGCAGTGCCAGTATTTGGAAATTATCATTATAACGGTTTATCTGTTGTTTATACTGATGGCTTTGTAGCAGGTGCAGCGATCGAGTATGGAATAGAAGTGGAAACATCGGATAACAATCCGCTGCATGGAGATAACCGTATCATTGAAAATGATTATGGAACTTTTAATACGGGAACATTGACACTTAACACGTCGGATCTTGACGAGGATACTTCAAAACGTCTGCTTGGACTGAAAGAAGTGAAGATCAATGTTGGAGAAAAAGAAGTAACAGAACTGGTAACAGACGATGATATGAAACAGACACCGAAAGGTTTTGGAATCATTGAAACACATCAGATTAACGATGTGGATAGATACCGGGCAGTTATCCTCTGTAAAACAACGATGGCGATTCCTGCGGAGGCAGCAACGACAAAAGGAGAATCTATTGAGTGGCAGACAAAAGAAATTGAGGGAACGATTACGCGGTCAGATGAAAATACAGAGAACTATAAACATCCGTGGAAGAGGGAGGCATGGTTTGATACAGAAAAAGAAGCAATGGAATATCTGAAAACAATATTAAATGTACTGGAGAGAGTAGAAGCTGTTTCTTCAGAAGGAACTTCAGTCGGAAAAACCAGGCTTATAATCACCAACAGGACAGAGGGGGCAACATATAAGTACAACACCAAGGAACAGGCTTCCAAATATAAACAGGATCTGTCAAAATGGACAGAGTTCCCGGAAGATGGAGAAATTGAGGCAGAAACCGGAACGGTTATTTATCTGGCAAAAACAGATTTGACAGGAAAAGCGATTGGAGCAGGAGAGGTTACGGCGGTAACAAAAGAGGTGTGAGAAATGAATCGGATTACATATATAAAAATAGCAGGTAAAAGTTATCCTATGAGCTTTTCTCTCGGAGCTTCCAAAAAGATTGTTGAAAAATATGGAAGTGCAGAGAAAATGAAGAGTTCGCTTGCGAAAGCTAAGGATGCAGAAAAAATTGATATTGTGATAGATATGATGGAGCTTTTGATTTCCCAGGGCTGCGCTTACAAAAACTATTTTGAAAAGGACATTCCTGCACCGGAAGATGCCCCGATTGTGGATGGAAAATGGACAGCTCTGCCAAAAGAAGCCATGGAAATTGCCATCGGTATTTATGATATCAATGATATGGCAGACAAAATTATGGAGTGTATTGGAACAGGCAGCAATAAAGAAGTGGAAGCAAAACCAGAAGGAAAAAACATGCAGGCCACACAGGAGTAAGATCTCTTGTGTGGCTTGATGTTTCTGCAAGAAAATCTGGTATCCCTTATCTGGAATATAACTGTATGCCGATAGGGGAATTATCGGATTTTCTTGATTTTTATGCCGCTTCAGAAGGAGTGGCAAGTATCCGCATGAGAACAGATTATGATTATATTCCGGAGGTGAGGTAATGGCTTATGATATTGGACCGCGAATCGGGATCCAGGGAGAAGCGGAATTTAATAAGCAGATTAAGCAGATCAACAATGCCATCCGGGAATGTGGATCGGAAATGAAAGCCCTTTCCAGTGAATTTGATGAAAATGCAAATTCTCAGGACGCGCTGATTGCTAAAAATAGGAATCTGGTAAAAGAACTGGATCTGCAGAAACAGAAGATGTCACTTCTGCAGAGCCAGTATGAAAAGCAGGTGTCGAAACTGAATGATCTTGCAAATGCATATCAGAAAGCAAAGAGCGAAAACGGAGAATTGTCTGCACAGGCACAGAAAGCTGAGGCGGCGTTTAACAAGCAGGCGGAAACGGTATCCAAACTGTCGGTCGCAGTAAATGAGACACAGAATTATATCAACAAGCTTGACAATACCATGAACAAAAATGACAAGATGCTCAATGAGATTGCAAGCGGGACAAGGGATGCAGCTACAGGCCTGAATAAACTGGAAGAAGCAGCAAAAGATGCAGGAGACAGTCTGGAAGATATCGGGAAAAAGCTGGATGCTGGAAATCTGATGGAAGCAGCAGATACATTATCCGGAGCAGGGGATAAGATTATAGAAGCCGGACAGAAAATGATGGATTCATTCGCAAGCCTGGAAGGAACCACTACGAAAGTAAATGGCTACTTTGGACTAACGGGAGAAGCAGCAGAACAGATGGGCTCGGTTGTAGAGAATGTGTTTAAATCCGGAGTAACGGACAGCCTGGAAAGCGTGGGGGATGCGGTAATTACCGTAAACAACAACCTGAAAGATCTGGATCCATCACAGCTGGAAACACTGACCACGCAGGCAATGACCATGGAGGAGGTCTTTGGTTCCGATATGAACGAGACGATGCGGGGTGTAAATGCCCTTATGGTAAATTTCAGCATGGATGCACAGGAGGCCATGGATTACCTGATCAAAGGATCTCAGAATGGACTGGATAAAACACAGGAACTGGGAGATAATCTGGCAGAATATTCCGGAAAGTTTTCCCAGGCAGGGTATTCTGCACAGGAATATTTTCAGTTATTGCAGAACGGTCTGGAAGGTGGAGCTTATAATCTGGATAAAGTAAATGATTCCATCAATGAGGTCACAACACGGCTTGCGGACGGAACTATTGAGGACTCCATGTCAAAAATTGACGAAAAGACGGGTGAAGTGTCAGAAAGTACTGCCGGGTGGAGTAGATCCACAGAAGAAGTATTTCAAAAATGGAAAAATGGAGAAGCATCCCAGAAAGATGTTATCAATGCACTGGTGGGAGATATTTCAAATGCAACGTCACAGCAGGAAGCACTTACGAAAGCCAGTGTAGCATTTGGAACCATGGGAGAAGATGCGAATCTGGATGTTATCAAATCCCTGAATACCATGGGAGATGCTTACAGTGATGTTGCCGGAACTGCACAGAAAATGGCTGAAGATACCACAACACCAATGCAGAAGCTTCAGGCCAAGATGAATGAATTGCAGCTTGCATTGGCTCCTCTTGGAGAAAAACTACTGGAAATTGCGACAAAGATACTTCCGCCTCTGGTGGATAAAATCGTAGAACTGGCAGAGTGGTTTACCAATTTGTCTCCGCAGATGCAGGCAGTGATCGGGATTATAGCAGGGGTCATTGCCGCATTTAGTGCGTTGGCACCTGTGATTACGGCGGTCGTGGCAGTGATTGGCGTTCTGGGAGCCGGTGCATTGCTTCCTTTGGTTGGTATTATCGCGGCAGTTGTTGCTGCTATTGCAGGTATTATTGCTGTAATACAAAACTGGGGTGCAATCACAGAATGGATTCAGGGAGTATGGGAAACGACAAAGCAAAAGCTGTCTGAAATATGGAGTGCGATACAGGAATATGCATCGGTTATTTTTGGGGCATTGAAGGAATTTTTTTCCGGAATATGGAATGACATCAAAACAATTGTAGAAACTGCTGTAAATACCATAAAAGATGTTGTGTCTACGGTGTGGAGTGCAATCCAGACAGCCATTTCAACTGTTTTAAATACAATCAAAAACGTTGTGTCAACAGCGTGGAACGGTATAAAAAATTCAGTAACGACAGCTGTAAATTCGGTAAAAACCGTAATAAATAATGTATGGAACAGTATCAGGAATATTGTTACAAACGTTACGAATTCTATCAAAAATGGGGCTGTGAATGGATTTAAGAACATGGTCAGCGGAATTAAAAATACAGTTTCAAAAATCGGTTCTGTTATCAAAAATGGATTTCAGAGTGCGATAGATTTTATTACCGGATTACCTGCGAAAGCCTGGAACTGGGGAGCTGATTTTATGAATGGGCTGAAGGAGGGAATTATGTCCAAAGTAAATGCGATTATAGACGCAGTAAAAAATGTGGGAGAAAATATCCGTTCCTTTTTGCATTTTTCAAGACCAGATGAAGGACCGCTGAGGGATTACGAAACATGGATGCCTGATTTTATGGGAGGCCTTGCGGAAGGAATCTATAAAAATATAGATAAAGTACAGAAAGCGGCCAGAACAGTTTCGGGAACAATTGATTCTACAATTACCGGAAAGGTTGCAGATATTGCTGGTGCAGCAGCTTATACAAAAACGTCTGTGACTGTAGTGGAAGGCGACCGTATTATACTGGATGGAAAAGAAATAGGAAGATGTGCGACAAAGTATATTAACAGCACACAGAACGGAAAGAGAAGTGCACAGGGAAGGAGGGACAGACATGTATAATATTTTGTTTAAAGATATGAACTGCGAAAAATATAAGATCATACCTGTCAGACGGCCTGACATTCCAGCACCGGAAACGAGGGTAACAGAATATGAAGTTGAAGGACGTGACGGCATTCTGCTTGAAAACAGCGGGACATACAAGCAGATAAAAATTGAAATAGAATTTAATTTTCTGACAGATCCGGAAACGTGGGCAGAAGTGTTTCGTAAAGCAAAAGAATGGCTGACTGGAAGCGGATGGTTGTCTTTGGGAGACGATCAGGAGTATATGTATCAGGTGTATTATTGCGGAATCACTGATTCAGAAAGGACAAGCAGAAGACTGGGAAGGTTTAAAGCACAATTTGTCTGCCATCCTTATATGTTTTTGGTATCCGGAAAACGGGAATATGACTACCAGAGCAGGGAAATCCGGTATAATCCCTACGATATCTGCCATCCCATCTACAAGATCACCGGAAATGGCACCTGTATCCTGACGGTCAACGGAAAGACCATGAAAGCTACGATAGGACAGAACCTTACCATTGACACGGAACGGATGCTTGCATACCGTAAGGATGGAACTATGATGAACACTTCCGTCAGCGGGGATTATGAGGACCTGTACCTGAAACCGGGGGAGAATGAGATCCTTATCACGCAGGGATTTACCCTTACCGTGATCCCCAACTGGAGGAGCTTATGATCCAGGTGTACAGTCAGGAAAAGCGTATGGAAAAGATGCCGGTCAGCCAGTATTATCTTTCAAAGGATACTTACCAGGGCGTCCATTTCGAGATCAAGGAGGAAGTCCGAGAGGAGTTTGATGTTTTCGTCCGTCTGCACGGCACATGTACGGCTCCTGATGACAGTTATGCGGTGATCAACCTGACCTGGCCCATCCAGCCGGATGGCCTGGAACGGATCCGGTACGTGGCTTTCAGCTCCAGTGGAAATGGAAATTTCGGTGAGGTACACTGTGGATTTACTTACAGTGACGAAACAGGAGCCCACTGGGTATTTTTTGAGAAGGGACGGAAAGAAATGGACTTTCATCCGCCGGAAGGATGCCGGGATATCCGCCTTGCCCTCTTTGTATCCGGAAAGGCAAACTATCCGACCTTCATGCCATACGGGAACCGGATATACGCAGAACTTTATTACCGGCCCCCGGATACGGAAGAGTACCTGTCCCGGAACGGGGATATGACAGTATTCCCTACCAGCGCTTCCGTACATGCGGTTTTAAACGGGGTGTGGGAAGCTGCCCTGGAACATCCCATTGACCCGGAAGGGCGCTGGAAGTACCTGGCTGAGGAAAACGTTGTGAAGATGCCGTCCTTTAACGGGGAGCAGCTGTTCCGGATCAAAAACCGGGAAAAATCGGATTCCGGGATCACCTGTGAGATGGAGCCTATTTTTTATGACACCATGGGGGACTGCTGGCTGACGGACGTGCGCCCCACGAAAAAGAACGGACAGGAGGCGCTGGACCTGATGCTTGCGCCCAATCAGAAATATTCTGCCCGGTCGGATATCACCCGGGTATCCACGGCGTATTACCAGTACAAAAACTTCCTGGAGGCCCTGAATGGAGATGATCCCAATAGTTTTGTCCACCGCTGGGGCGGTGAAATTCTCTTTGATAACTTCGAGGTGGTGGTCAACGACCGCGTAGGCGGTGATTACGGCGTGGAACTGCGCTACGGGAAGAACATCCCAAGGGATGGGCTGACGGAGGAAGTGGATACCAGGGACATTGTAACCCGGATCTATCCAAAGGCTTATAACGGTCATACCATGAAAGATCACGGATATGTGGACAGCCCGCTGATCGGGAATTACCCCACGGTCAAAACCGCTGCCATTACCTTTGATGATGTGAAGATGGCGGAAGATGCCATGGAAGATGATGCGGATCATGGCGTGATCGTCTGTAAAAACCAGACGGAGCTGGATGCGGCCTTAAAAAAGCGCTGTCGGGAACAGTTTGAAGCAGGACTGGACAAGCCGAAAGTCACTATTGAGGCGGACATGGTCCTTTTGCAGAATACAGAGCTGTATAAAGATTACCAGGTTCTGGAAACCGTAGGATTCGGGGATACCGTCCACTGCAGGCACAGCCGCCTGGGGATCACCACGGATGCCCGGGTGATCGAACTGGAGTATGACTGCCTCCGGAAAAAAGTGGAATCCGTAGTGTTGGGAAGTTTCCGGTACGACTACTTTGACCGGGTATCTTCTTCCGTGGATCGGATCGACGGCGCGATTCGTCCGGACGGTTCGGTCATTGCGGAGAAGATCGCCGGGTTTATTGACGGGGCCATGGCATCCCTGCGGGCACAGTACAATGTGGCGAAAAAACAGGACGTGCTGGCGATCCTGTTTGAAAATCTGGATGAAGATTCCCCTCTTTACGGAGCCATGGCCCTTGGTACACAGGGACTGATGATCTCCAAACAGCGGACAGAGGACGGCCGGGACTGGGACTGGACTACGGCCCTGACAGCAAACGGCCTGGTGGCCGGGATCATTGTGGCCGGTATCCTGTCCGACCGGACCGGAAAAAGCTGGTGGAACCTGGACAAAGGGGAGATCCATCTGGAAGGCGGGTATTTTTCCGGGACGATCTATGCAAAGGACGGGGTTTTCTCCGGCGAGATCCGGTCCTCCAAAGGGAAGATCGGCGGCTGGACGATCACGGAAAATGGATTATCCAACGGAAATGTACATATTTACAGTACAAAGTATACGGATGACGATGAAGACTTTTCAGACGGAGCTCCGGAAACGGTGATCTATCTGGATGGCATCAAGACCGGAACCGTACACGCTACGGAAGTTCACGGGTATCTCCATGACCTGTGGGCATACACCGGGGAGATCCCCATTGTGACGAAGATCGAAAAAACAGGGGACGGAGGAATCCGGTGGATCAGTTCAACCATAAAAGTAGAGGACGGGATCATAAAAAACGCACCAAAAACA